AGGAAGGTATCTCCCAAATTTGGCTGGAGCCTGTACGCATCCATCTAAATATCTCATAAGTTTATCATTTACTTCAAATCTTTTTAAAACAACTTCTCTTTCTGTAGCGGCTTCAAAGTAAAACAATGGCTCATCTTCTTCAATAAATATATCTCCCTGAGTCTTCCACGTCTGAACCTCCATAACAAATGGCCTAAACCATTTGCTAATATCGAATGCTCCTGGTATTGCCGTGGCGCTTTTTGTATACTTTGGCTCATGCATCATGGGAGGGCTAATATATCCAAGCACGGGCTCTTCAGAAAAAAATATGTATCTAAGCCCTAGAACTATTGATCCGCCTTCTTTGAAAGCAGAAGACCTTAATATTTTTGCATCTAAATAATTTTTAGATGTTGGAATTACAACAGGGTTTTCTTTATCTGTAAAATCATAATGATAAGAAGAGGATAAACTGTTTCTAAAAACAAATGTTTTCTTCATTCTTCCAGAAGCAGCTGGGCAGCTAAAAAACGAGCTGGGGCCAGAGTCTTTATTTCTTATTTTAATTAAATCATGTAATAAGTTGGTTGGCTCTGGATAAAGCATTTCTTCGCCTATGGAAGAAGAAGATAAGTTGATTGCTGGTGACCAGTATATTACAAGGGGTTCTTTATTCATTATTTATTCTTATAGAGGTCTGAAAGATAGTCAAAATGGCTTGGGCTATCTTTTACTGCATTAGACCATTTTACCCTATACATAGCATTTTTGGCAACAAAATCTTTTACCTGATCTTCTATTGCTACAGATTCAAATATATTATATTGATTTAATGTTTCTTCGCCAATTAAAGAATAGTTCATTCCGATCATTGTGCAGTGCCAACCGCTATTTGCCGAAGTATCTATTTCTGCAAAAGGGTAAAGTTTAGGATAGGCCAGTAGCTTCTTTACCCTAGTTTGTTCAATAGTTTTATTATTTAAATTTAAAACAGGACTATTCTCTGTCATGTATTTCCAAAACTCTGAGTCATTTCTTCTACTTAAAAAGTAATGAGACTGAATAAATTCCTTAAATCCCAAAGTCATATCATTTATAACCCAATTGTATGAGTCTCGATCCCATTGGTTTACAAAACCTTTACTTAAAACTTTAACTAATCTCATTATAAATTCATGTATTGAATAAAGTCCGTTGCCTTCCATTGGCTCTAAAAAAGACGCAGATAAACCAATAGCAACTACATTTTTTACCCAAGTTCTTTCTCTAATTCCTGAATAAAAGCTTATATCCCTAAACTGTATATCGTCTGGAATTCTTTCTTTGCCCCGAACTTTTTGTAAGTACTGCCTAAACTCGTTTGCCGCATCCTCTGGAGAAATAAATTTATCTGAATATACGTAGCCTCATAAGGTATTTGTATCGCCCAAGCCCTATTTGTTGGTAACTCTTTCTCAAAAGATATTAGTGGCTCATTTAAATATTTATCAATAAGCAGTGCCTTAAAACCAGTACAATCAATAAACATATCTGCGGTTATGCTTTCCCCAGTGCTTAGCTTAAGTTCTTTTATGCCATCTTCATCAAGTATAGCATCTTCAACTTCAGCTAACTTGTGGATCACCCCTCTTGGAATAGCATATTTATCTCTTAAAAATAATGCGAACTTAATTGCGTCAAAGTGGAATGAAACATCATTGTATGGGTTAAACTTATCAAGCATCCCATCTTCGTTCATGGAAATTTTATTATTTTCCATCAATGCCATTTGAGAATAAAATGAATTACAATAATCTTTTACGGATATATTTGGATACAATAATTTTTTAAATTGCCACATTGTTGCGTTATATGAATTAGAAAAAATTCCTGGCCCAAATGGGTAGAAGTATCCATCGTCTTCAATTTCATAAAAATCTTTATACATTATTCCATATTTTAAACCAGCGTCTGTTTCGTGCATAAAATCATTTTGATTAATTCCTAAAACATTCATCCAGTTTTTTAAATTAGCCTGTGTGCTTTCTCCAACCCCGACACTTGGAACGTTTGGAGACTCTACTAAAGTTATTTTTATATTAGGAAGAAACCTAACTAGTGTAGAAGCGCTCATCCAGCCAGCGGATCCTCCGCCTACAATAACTATCTCTTTTATATCTTTAGACATTATGAATCCTTGACAACACTTCTTCGTGAGACATTGACTCTTTTGCTATTTGCTTCCAAGTTAGCCTATCCTTTGTGTTATTAGCTATAAAATTATTAACTATATCTTTAACATCTTCTTTTAGATAAAATCTATATAGGCTTAAGGAGTCTGGGCCTACAGAAGAATATTCCATTCCCGCTGCCACGCAATGCCAGCCAGTATTTTTTTCATGCGAAAATGTGCCAAAGGGGTTTAGCTTATTGAAAGTTAAACTTTTAAGACTAGTTTGATCAATCCTTGCGTCAAAAAGGTTTCCTGCTGGACTTATGCTTGTCATATACTTCCAAAATTCAGAATCGTTTCTTTTGCTTAAAAAATAATGAAACTGCACAAACTCTTTAAATGAAACTATTGTATGTCTAGACATATAGTTAAAAGAATCTATATCCCATTGATTTACAAAACCTCTATTGATAACCTTTATTAACTTTAATGCTAGCTCGTATGTTGTATGTAGGCCATTACTTTCCAGGGGCTCTATGAATCCAGCTGATAGTCCTATGGCAACAACATTTTTTACCCAGCATCTTTTACGCATTCCGCTTTTAAACTTTACATCTCTAAATGACAGATTATCTATTTCCTGACTCAATCCACGAACATCAATAAGGTGGTTTTTAAATTCTATCAAAGCATCTTCTGGGGAAATAAATTTATCTGAATATACGTAGCCAGTTCCTATGCGTGACCAGAGTGGCGCAGCCCAGACCCAGCCAGACGATAGGGCGGTAGAGTCTGTATAGTTTAGCATTTCTGACCGTCTATCTCTATAAGGTATTTGTACTGCCCAAGCTCTATTTACTGGAAGAACATCTTCAAAAGACTCGTATTCTTCGCCTAAAGAATCTCCGATTAATAAAGCCTTAAATCCGCTACAATCAATAAATAGGTCTGCATAAACTCTTTTGCCAGACTTTAGATCTAAAAACTTTACTCCATCATGATTAACTTCAACTTTTTCTATTGTATCCACCAAGTGGCTAACACCGCTAGGAATACATATTTTATTTTTTAGATAATTGGCAAATTTTATTGCATCGAAATGAAATGCTACATCTTGATTGACATTAAAATCCTCTAAATCGCTGCTAGGTATTTTGTTTTCATAAATGCAGTTCATCTGTGAAAAAAAAGAATTACAATAATCTTCTGATTTTGTATTCCTATATATCTGTTTTTTTAAATTCCATAAAGAAACTGGATCTAGCTCTCCGTAATATTTATCAAACGAGCCTTTGCCAAATGGGTAGAAGAATCCAGAATCGTTTTTACTATAAAAGTTATTAAATTTAATGCCTAACTTATAAGAGCCATCTGTTTCTCTAAGCATTTCTTCTTTATCAATATCTAGCATATTCATCCAGCTTGTTATTGATGCCTGTGTGCTTTCCCCTACTCCTATTGTTGAGATGCTTTCTGATTCTATAAGAGTTAAATCTATTTCTGGGTAAAATTTAATTATTGTAGCTGCCGTTATCCAGCCAGAAGAACCTCCGCCAACGATTACAATTTTATTTATATCCACTAAGAGTAATCTTTCTTTTGCCAAATATTTTTAATATAGTTATTAACAATAGTTTTTCCTATATTTTTTTCTTGATTGTACATATGTTGCTCTGAAGTATATGCTTCAAATTGGGATTTCCAAGGCTCTCTTTTAATTGGTAAGACCTGAAACATAGGAGTTCCTTTTTCAATAATTCCTTCAAAATCATCTCTTATCCAAAAAACTGGATTGATATCTTGAGGATATTTATCTGTATCTACTAGTGCAGGTATCATTCTGAATGGTAAATCATGGTATCCCATAGGATGAGATATTAAAGACGACCATCCAGGAGAAGTCTTTATAACCCATGGATTATGATATTTAAAAGCTATACTTGAATATCCAGTAGGATGGTCAACTCCATCTGATTGTCTTGAGTCATGTGCGCCAAACACAGGCTCTTTTGTTTTCCAGGAAACTGAGTGCCCGTTGCCAGTTTTTGTTACCATTACGTCTGTCCATAAAGGCACCATGTATCCAGCAGTCATAGCATCTAACATTGGCATACACTTTTTGCCAGTAGCAGATGAAACATGGCCATGAATTTTTATTTTACTATCAACATATGGATCCATTTTTTTCCACCAGTCTGGCACCCACTCTTTTGAAGGAGATGGCTTATCCTCAACTACATTTTCATAATATTCGCCAATAGAAATGAATTTAATTACATTCTTTTTCATATTACTTATACCATGTTACTATAGAATATCTTGTTCCTTCCAAGACTTCGCTTATCGAATGAGAATAAATATAGTTCGACGGGAAGATTAAAAGCTGATTTTTTTCTGGCTTAATATTTAAATTAAATCTATCAAAGAATATCTCTCCGCCAGTATAGGTATTATTTGCGTAATACACCAATGATACATTTCTGACAAACATCATGCCGTTATCTATATGCTTGTCAAACTTTTGCCCTTTGCCATATTTTAATAAGCCAAATGGCTCTTGTTCAGAAAGGCTGATTCCATACTCTTCAACATAATCTTTTAAATAAACACTAAATTCATTATTTAATGAACTAGAAAAATCTAACAGGGTCCTTGCTGGTTCTTTGTCCTTATCTATATTTTCTGGAATTTGTGATTCTATAGGCAGGCCAATTGTGTCTAGGTTTCTAAAAAACTTTTTTGCATCTTCTTCAGATGTATGATTTTTATTAAAACTTGGAATCCATGATAGCTGTGAACTTGAAACTAAAGATTCTATTTTATTAATGTGGTTTATGGAATCTTCAAATACATTTTTATAAGAATGAATTCCTGGAGCCAGTATTTCTTTATTCATTATCTATACCCAAAATCCTATCGGCATCCTCTTCTGAAAATCCGCTAGAAATTAATTCTGCTCTTTCATCATTTTTTGAAATAGCATACGGAATATAATCTCCAGCCATAGAAACCTGAATTGTTGGTGAAGCTATATCTTTTTTTGGATTATCCCTTAAAACCCATTCGCCATCAATAAAATATGGGAATTTGTCTGGCATTGAAAAATCTGGAGCCTTTTCTGTAGCATTAGAAGCATGCAAAAACACGCCTGGCTCCAATGGGCTTTCAATTGCTTCTTCTTCGCTCATGTAGTATAAAAAATCTGGATGATATAAGTATGATTTCATAATACCATTATACCCTTTTATTTAATTCTAGTCAATAGATTTAATTAGAATTTAATACAGTAGTGAACTGATACGTTGCGGGGTCTTGTTTCAGATCCATTTGAAGATCCCCATGTTCCCGAATCTGGACCAGATGTAGTTCTTGAGCCACGACCAGTTGCTGATGTAAAGTGTGGTCCATTGTGAGTACCAGATGATCCAAAATCAAAGTCCATAAAGGTTCCAGTTTGGTGTCCGTGATTTGGGGCCTGATGACTTTGTCCAGAACCCACTCCACGACCTGAATCTACTCCTCGACCATTATCCCATCCACGTAAAAATTCTCCACGAAGATCTGGTAAATTAAATGTGCTAGAGCCATCTCCACCACCATAAGTTGTTCCAACTGCTGCAAACAACGCAGAGTAGACTGTTCTGCTTACTGCTGCACCATTGCATGTCAGAAATCCTGTAGGTATATTTGAATTTGCATATGAAATAATTGTTCCTGGTGGAACTGTTCCTGTATTAGTATTGTATAAATCGGTTAGTCTTGCCATTATGCTATTAGTCTCCATCCTCTAGTTGTATTGCTATAAACTAGTCTTATTGTAGCATTGCTTATATCAATCACTAAGTCTTCGGCAAGGCCTTGGATAGGCTGGCCATTTCTAGAAATTGTTATGGTATTTTGCGATGCGTTTCCAGATATATCTGTAATTACAATTTCATCTCCTAAAGCTGGTGAAGACGGTAATGTAAGAGTTA